GAACACAAGTCGTTGGCGCTGCAACTCGTGAGACTGTAGAACAAGCACAAAGAGTTCAAGACTTTATGAACTACATGTTAGTAGATCAAATGGAAGAATATACTCCAGAGTTTGACCAGTTATTATTTTATTTACCAATATCCGGATCTACATTTAAAAAGATTTACTATGATGAAATAATGCAAAGAGCAGTTGCTAAGTTCGTGCCTGCGCAAGACTTAGTTGTACCTTATTATGCAACTGACTTAAAAGATTGTGAAAGAATCACTCACGTTATTAAGATGAGTGATAATGAAGTTCTTAAAAAACAAAAAGCAGGTTTTTATAGAGATGTAGAATTGTCTGTAAAAAGACCAGAAGAAAGTGATTTAAAACAAAAGTTAGATGAAATCGAAGGAGTTAAACCTGCAGGAGATACAGAGTTTCAACACAACATACTAGAAATGCATGTTGATTTAGATTTAGAAGAATACGAAAAGAATCCAGATTTAAGTAAAAAAGATAGAAATATTAAAATTCCTTACATCGTTACAATTGATGAAGGCTCTCAAGAAATTTTATCTATCTATCGTAACTACGATCCAGAAGATGAATTAATGAAAAGAACAGAATACTTTGTTCATTACAAATTTTTACCGGGTTTAGGCTTCTATGGATTCGGATTAATTCATATGATTGGTGGATTATCACGAACAGCTACTTCTGCACTAAGACAATTACTTGATGCAGGTACTTTAGCTAACCTACCAGCAGGATTTAAGTCACGCGGTATTAGAATTCGTGATGATGATCAACCTTTTCAACCAGGTGAGTTCAGAGATGTTGATGCACCAGGCGGAAATATCAAAGATCAATTCCAAATTTTACCTTTTAAAGAGCCAAGTCCAACTTTATTTCAACTTTTAGGCTTTTGTGTTCAAGCCGGACAGCGTTTTGCATCAATTGCAGACATGCAATTAGGTGAAGATGTTGCAAATAGAGCTGTTGGAACGACAATTGCACTCTTGGAGCGTGGTTCAAGGGTCATGTCAGCTATTCACAAGCGAATTTATTACACGATGAAGCAAGAATTTAATCTTTTAGCTGATGTTTTTGCAACTTACCTACCTCCAGTTTACCCATATGCAGTTACAGGAGCAGATAGACTTGTAAAAGTACAAGATTTTGATGACAAAGTTGATGTTATACCCGTTGCAGATCCAAATATCTTCTCAATGGCTCAAAGATTTACACTTGCGCAGACACAATTACAAATTGCACAGTCAAATCCGCAAATGCATGACTTAAGAGAAGCATATAGACGTGTTTATGAAGCAATTGGTACAAGAGAAATAGATTTATTAATGCCACCACCTCAAGAACCAATACCACAAGATCCTGCATTAGAAAATGCAAGAGCATTAAAGATGGAATTACTACAAGTGTTTCCAGAACAGGACCACGATGCACATATCGCGGCTCACGGAGCATTTATTCAAAGCAGAATGATACAAATTAACCCTATGGTGTATGCATTACTACAAGGACATATATCAGATCACATTTCTTTTAAAGCACAAGGAGAAGTTGGTGCAATGATAGCTGAATCTGAAGAAATGAATATGATGGCTCAACAAGATCCAGCAGGATTTGAAATACAATTTAATTCTATGGTTGCAAAACGAATTGCAGAATTAACAACACAGCTTATTCAAGCAGAAGGTGGTACACAACAACAAGATCCACTAGTAGCTTTGAAACAAAGAGAATTAGATCTTAAGGCTATGGACATTCAAAGAAGAGCTCAAGAAACTCAACAAGATTTAGAACGTAGAGAAGTTGAACTTGAAGAAAAATTTGACATTGAAAGAATGAAAATAGAAAATCAAGAAGAACAAGCAGCTGAAAGAATGAAAGTTGCTAAAGATAAATTAAAACTTCAAGAACAATCTTTAAGAGCTAAATCCAATGAACCAGCGAAAAAAGGTTAAACTTCCTGGTAAGCGATTTGGACCACCCCCGTTAAAAGGACCTGTCTCACAAGGTTTAAAACTTAAAAAGAAACAATAATGTCCGCATTAACTGGATTAGCTAAATTTAAAGATATATTTTTTAAAGCCAATAAAATAGATCCTAAAAAAATAGAAACAGTTGAATCATTATTAGTTGAAAAAATAGGATTAAGTGAAAGACAAAGACCGAAAAATCCTGATAGTTTTATTACTTACGTTGATGAACTTCCAAAAAATGAAGATGTATATTTAACTTCTTCTAAAATAAAAGACAAAAAAATAGATGTAAATAAACTTACAGAAAATTTATACGAAAACCTTAAAAATAAAAAAGGTTATTTAGATCCCGGTACCATTTCTATAGGTAATTTAAGAAAAGTTTCTAAAGCTTATAACTTAGAAAAAGCTTATGTAGAACAGGATGCAGCAGCTAGAGATCTTGTTTTAAGTTATTTTAACAGAAGACCAGAAATTTTTAAAAAAGATTTTGAAGGAATAAAAAGTCTAGGGTTGGTTTCAGAAAAAACTATTGAAAAATTTAAACCTCTATATGATTTTTACAATACTGAAACAAAAGTAAAAACTCCATCTACTCAAGCAATTATAGAAAATATAGTTACAAAAAAGTACCCAGCTAAAAACTTTTATGAATCAATGAAGTTGTTTAAAGCTGAAAACCCTGGTGTTAATTCAGAATTTGATTTTTTAGTTAAAAATAAAAATGAAATAGATAAAATTTCTGAATCTTTTTTTAATAAAAAACCTCTCAATGTTGTTCAAGATAATATTAGACATTTAATCTATTCAAGTAAAATATTTAATAGAAAGCAAAAACAATCTTTAATGTCAGAAGCAAGAAAAAAAGGTGAATTAACAAAAATAAAAGAACCTGAGGTAAGTGCTCCTCAATTTGTAGTACGAGATACTACTAAGTTAGTGCAAAAATATGCACCAGAAACAATTATTGATCCTAGATCTTCGTTGGGTTTTTATCAAAGAGGAATGAGAAACGAATTAGTAGGAAATTATTTACCAGGATTAACTCCAAAAGGAACATTAATGAAATCACCAGCAGAACAATTTAATATCCATCATCCAGTAAACAAAGTTAGTTTAATAGAATTTCAAAAATACAATTTATTAGGAAATTTATTACCACAAACATTAAAATATCCAAATTTAATGGTTTTATCTAAAATGACTAACGAAACATTAAAACGTTTTGAGTCATATAGTAATACAATTTTAAGACAAATTTTAAAAGACTATAAATCATATGAAAAAATTAAAAATAAACAATCAGATGAAGCTTTAAATATTTTAAATAGAATAGAAGCAAACAATGCTAAATTTAAACAAATAGAATTAACAATTCCTGAAAACTATAGATTTACTTATAATCCACTTGTTAAAAAAAGAAATAAATTAGAATTTAAACCACTTAAACAACCTATAAGAGAATTTGTAGGACCTAATCCTGAAATTGCTTTTCAAACAGGTTTAATAAAAGGACTAGAAAGGGAAGGTATACCAAAAAAGAAATTGCTTAATGCCACAGATAGGGTATATAAATTATTATTAGATGAATTAAAAAGAGGTAAATTTAAAAAAACACAATTGTTGCCATCTGAACAATTAAAATTAAAAAAGGGAGGAATCGTTGGACTACAAAACATTAAAGCCTGAACAAAAATTAATATTTCTTGCAGGAGTATTTGAAGGTGAAGGATCATTTGGTTTTTGGGGAAAGGAAAATAAAAATAATAGATATTTTAGAATTCAAGTAAGAATGACTGATGAAGATATTGTTGTTAGGTTTGTTGATTTTTTCAAACTTGGTTATGTTAATTCCCACATACCTAAAAAAGACCATTTAAAAAAATCTTGGAAATGGACTGTAGCTGGAGATAAAGCAATGGGTGTGATGTTGCAAATGGCCCCTTTTCTTGGTATAAGAAGAAAGGAGAAATTTGAACAATGTTGCCAATCATTCAAGCAGTTGCCCCACTTGCGAAAATCTTATTTAACACAGTTGACAAAGCAGTCGCAGACAAAGACCTTGCCGCTAAATTAAAAGCAGATCTGCAAACGCAAATGTTGCAGTCACATACACAAGAATTACAAGCTGCAGCAAAAATTATTGAGGCAGAGGCCAAAGCGGGCTGGTTCGCATCGAGCTGGAGGCCCCTGTTAATGTACGTATTAATATTTATTTT